CCCTGAACTTAGGTGTGGGCTTGAACACTTTAGTGTCCACCATGTGAGGAGCGTAAGGCGCTTCTATGCCTGCAGCCTGCATCTGTCTCACACCGTGAGGAGCCATCGCCACAGGAGTCACATTGTCACGCTTCAGAAACTGTTTCACCATAGGAGGCATGGTGATGTGATCGAGAGGAACCCAGGACACAATGGGGGTGTCAGTCTCCAGGTCTTTGTACACCCAGACATCGTAAAGAGTGAGCAGGAAGTGAGGCAGGTCTAGGTGCTTCTCCCTGTGAGTCTCATGCCACAGGTTGATGACATCGTCACTGTAAGGCTTCACCCCTTTGGGATAAACCGGCACATCACCGTGCTTAGTTCTGTGCTTCCCTATATGCCCCTCAGTGCCATAGTTAGACAACACCGCAACATGTAAGCCGTGCTGTTTCATCTTCTCCACCAGGAGTCCACACTGAACTCCATATCCCGTTGCAAGATTTGGGCTGTTACTTACTAGCGACACCACACCCTTGAGTTTTTCCATGCCCCCCACAATAGCGGAAACCCCCACCAGTCACAGGGACCGGCAGGGGTTTCAGCGTTCGTACTTAGATGCTTATGCAAGCACCAGGTACTTGATGTGAGATGCACCGTTAGCAACACCAGCGCCAAGGCGGTAGGTGAAGCGGTAGCCGGTGATGTCATTGGCAAAGTAGGCATCCTGAGACACTGCTACTTGGAGCCCCGTGGTCGATACTTTCACGGAAGGCCAGTGCCCATAGAATACCGCTTTGGCCCCAGTCGCAATTGATGCAACGGCTGGGTTTTCGATGACTGGCTGACCCAGGATGGTGGAAGGACCACCGGCAACAACATCAAGGATGTAGCGGCCATCGTTGTCCTTCAGCTTACGGATCGCACCCAGTGTGGAGGTGTTCACCATGTAGCCAGCTCCAGGGAGCATACGCACAGCGCCATCAACAGAGAACTGAAGGTCAATCAGTTCATCAGCGGTGATTGCGTTGGTGGTTCCAGCGGTAACACCAGAGCCAGCAACAGCAGTAACCGCTGCGTGGATGACAACTCCGGCACGGGTTCCGATTGCGTTACCAGCCTGCTCAGCAATGTTGGCCTCAATGTCGAAGCCGGCATCGCTGATGAGCTCGTTAGCAAGCTTCGTGATGAAGCCCTGCTTGCTCATCTGCAGGAGGATGCTGGAGTAGGTGGGCTCGCTCTCATCGATTGCAGAGCCAGCAGCCTTCTCCGTTGCTGCGCTGTAAGCGGTCAGGACCGGAATACGGAGGTCCTCACCAGAGTCGCGCTGGAAAACCTCAGAGGTCTCAAGGTACGGTCCAACAAGGCGAGCCAGGTTGTACACGCGGTCCAAGAACGCGACAGGGACAGTGTTAGCAGAGGGAACCAGAGTGGCACGCTTCTCCATAGAGAAGGTGTGCTCACGGAGCTCTCCACGGGCCATTGCACGGAAGATTTCAGCTTCCCCACGGGCCTCTTCTGCAGGAACGAAACCGCGAGAAGCTTCAGCAGCCTCAGCAGCACGCTCAGCATTGCGCTTAGCAACCTCAAGAGCCTCATCAGCTCTGCGGATGTCAGCCTCAATGCGCTCAATCTTTTCCAACTCAGCCTGGTCAAGACCGCGCTTGTCTGCTTCTGCACCGTCAATAACTTCACGGATTTGCATAGTCAGGTTAGCGCGGATCTCTTCCTGAGTCTTGATGAACTCAGACATTAGATGTCCTTTCACTAAATGAATGTAAATGGATTTTCGCCATGGCGGTAACGCTCAACAGCTCTCAGCAGCGGTAACGCACAAATCTGATACCTCAATGATACCCCTAGGGGTTTACCCTGCTCCTGGATAGAGAAAACCCTCACCAGTCGAAAGGGGAACTAGTGAGGGTGAAACTCGCTAACGCTGTTCAACAGCCCCAAGAACGCGAGTCTCTTTTTCTCTCTGCTGTGCAGTGCCCCTAGTGGGCTTCACCGGCTTTGGTGTATCAGCAGAATCCAGGTCCACAATCGCCTCAGCAAACTGCCCAGCCATCGCCTTGATAGGACCAGACACAGGGTTCCCTGCAACCTTCAGAATAGTTTGCTCAATCTGTTCCTTAGTAGCCATCATTTCCCCATCAGTAGTTCTAGCTTCTTCTTCTTCAAAGCAAGCATCTCAAGACCGTAGTCATCCTGTGCCGCCTCAGCTTCCTCAGCCGGTGACAGTTTGTCCAACACTGTGCTGATCAGGTTGCGGTCATCAGAAGTGATGTCCTCACCGTTCTCAATCTTCAACAGGGCGTCAGCGAGCGCGTCAGCATCCACCTCAGCACGCTTAGCAACTTTGTCCAAGCCACGCACCGCTGTAGATCCTGCCGTAGCACTGTAAGCAGGGAACGCCACAATGCTCACCTCATGCAGGTTGATTTTCGTCAGAGTCCTAGTGGAACCATCAGAGGACCACTCATCCCCACCACGGGCAACAGTGAAACCAAAGGACATAGCATCCACGTCACCGCGACTAATCAGCTCGCGAGCGTCACGCCCCACGCTGGTGTTAGGGAGCATAGCCTCCACAAACAATCCACGGTCATCCTCAGTCAGTTTCAAAGTGCCGGCCCTGCTAGAGCCCAGCACAGAAGCAGTGTCATGGTTCCAGAGGAGCTTGATGTCGTTACGGTTTCTCAGCGATCCACGGAAAGCCCCAGGAGCGATACGCTCAGTGAAAGGCAAAGGCTGTGAGTCACTGTTGAACACTGCAGCGTAACCGGTGAAGGTCATGCCCTCCTCAGTTTCACGCACCTCAAACTGTGCAGGATTGACTCTGGTCTCTAATTTGCTCAAGGCTTCTCCAGTCACGCGGTTCTCATTCTCCTCTTCCAGTCTACCAATCACCCCATCTGCATAGTCCATTGCTCGCTGTGCAGAGCGCCGTGTGGTCCCACCACCCCAAAGGGCGATAGCCACAACACCAGGGGAAGGGAAGTCATCACTGTCAGGGGAGGCTGCTGGTGCATCAAAGTCCACCATGTGTCTTGCAAGGAAGGCACGGATCCTCACCCATTTATCCGCGCTGACATTGCCCTCACTCATGGCACGGGCTTCACGCACAGTCTGAGGTTGCAAACCATCACCAGACAGGCCCTCCTCATGCCACTGCAGTCCACGCCTAGCGCTTGCACGCATATAAGCAGGAGGGCTCAAATCCACCTGTCTGAGCTCACGGTCCTGCTCCATAGGGAGAGGGTCAATCTTTGTCAGGGTAGAAAACTTGTGACCCACCAAAGTGCCAGAAGGCTCCCAATAGACTTCCCCATCCTCTTCCTCAGGTCTCCACACCTGAATCAAAGCGGCAGGGTCATCCTCAGTCCCAGTAATCACAAAATCAGTATTAGGAACCTCAATCTCACCATCTCGCTCAATAAGCTCCACAGTGCCCCTAGCCATCCCACCACTAGAGTCCCACTCCACAAAATCGCCCACCTCAAGCTCATCAGGTTCTGCACGCACCTCAGAGCGCTCACCCTCAAAAGTAGAATCTTCAGCAATAGCGATAGCCACACCCTGATCGATCGCGCCCTGCTTATCCTCATGGCATCCCATAACTTCGCCATCCTCTTTCACAGTGGCCCATTCCCCCACAGCACAGCTAGGGTTGTTCTCCTCAATGTAGTAAGGCACTTAGTCATTCCTTCTCATATCCAACACCTGCACCTCTAACCCATTAGGGTCAGAAGTTGCCCACAGCTCATCATTAGGAGCAAGGTCCAGATAGAGGGTTTGGCCTGGATCAATGTGCATCCCGTTAGCGGTCCCAGCAGTAGCCGATGAGCCACCAATGTAAATGTACTCATTAGAGGACTTAGTGGCATTGTGCAAGACAGCCCTATGAGGCATGTTGTCAGCGCCCACGATTCTTTGCGCTGTCGTGTCACTACAGACAACCATTCTGCTAACTAAAGCCATTACTCAACCTCATCCTTATACACACTGTCAGGGTCCTCAGGGTTCACCTGGGCCACACCCTGCAACTGCACAGAAGGCAGACCAGTGTGAGCAACCGGTGGCAGACCCACCATCTCCATAGCCTCAGCAGGACTGAACCCTGCAAACACTAGGTCACGCACCATCTGAACTTTCTCGCGCTGTGCACGCACACCAGACTCAGACAGGTTCACATTAGCGAGAGGCACACGCACCTGAGAAGCAGCTTCGCCTTCCTGTGCCGTGAGGTCCTCCCACGATCTGATGTCATTGATGGTCAGGAACCCAGACTGCAGACCGGTGGAGTAGCTGGAGAAGCGTGCCTGTGTGTCAGCTCTCAGCAGGCCGTTCATGTTGAACTTGATGAAAGCATCAGCGCCACCAGGGTAACGGTCCATGAGCACGCTCATGTTGTCCTCAAGCAGAGTCACATAAGGTCGCAAAGTGTGTGTCACAAAAGCAATCATGTTCTGCTCAACACTGCTGTAAGTGTTAGTGCCTGGAAGGTTCAGCATGTGTGAAGGGATACGCCAAATGCGTGCCACATCCTCCACAGCCATACGCCGTGCCTCAAGCGCTTGAGACTTCTCAGGATCTGCCTGTGTTGCCTTGAACGATGCCCCACCAGACAGCACACCAGTCCTGCCAGACTTCCTCCAGCCCTTATGGGCATTGTCGAAGCTGTTTCTCAGGCTGGTGGCTTGCTCCTCAGTGAGCGCCCCAGGGTACTCAATGACACCCTGCAAAGTTGTTCCAGAGCCAAAGAAAGTAGCAGCATACATCTCAAGGGCTTTAGCGAGAGACAGGTTCTCTTTCATCGCACCCACACGCGATACACCGCGCACATGACCAGGCTTCAACAGGTCAGGAATGTAAACAATCTCCTCAGTGGTCAGAGGCTTATCCTCACCCACCACATCAAAAATCAAACGCCCCTGCCCATTGCGTTTCACATCCACAGTGTTAGGGTTCAGCACATTGAGATTGACAACCTCACCGCGCCGGTTGCTGAAAACCCTGATGAAAGCATTGCCATCAATCAGGAGGGACACCAGCACGCTCTTATAGAAGGTGCTGTGACCATTGAAGTTCACATCAGGTTGCCCCACCCATGAAGGCTTAGGGCGAAAAGGCCGCCGGTTTCCATCGTCACGGAAGAACACATCCACAGGCAGAGTGCCAATAGTGTCACTGATCAGGGACACAGCAGACCACACAGCTGCAATCTGATAAGCGTTCTCCTCAGTGACATTAGTGCCAGCCTGACTGCTGAAAACAATGTCATCCCCAGTCTCAAAGATTGTCTGGAAACTAATTGCTCTATCTTCCCAAAGTTTGTTGAATACCACTTATCGCCCCAAAGCTAATCCGATTAGAACCATGAAAACGCCACCCACGATGAGCCCCACAGGGAGACTGATAAGGGCTGCGCCTGCTGTAATCGCCACAGCACCGGTAACCTGAAGAATGTTAGACATCATCACCTATCCAAAGAATTGTGGCACTGGTTCTAGTTTAGCGCCTGTCAGTGCCCTATCTACTGCCAGGACCATTGCAACAGCCCCATCAATCTTCCTAGGGCTGTTCCTTGAGTCTTTCACAATGCGTGGTCCAAGGTTGTCAATCTTTGTCACCGCGTTTCCTAGGTGTCTTGCAAGGATGGGGTTACCGTCATGGATGAGGCGGTGCTCAGTGACAGCATCAAAG